CCGCTGTTTATTAAAGATGCGGACACAAGAGAGGGACGGATCCAGCAGCGCAAAATGCTAATGGAGGAACTGGAGAACGGATGAAACGGTTGGTTGTATATACCATAGCTGACGGAAATAGCTTTATTAACATCCCATGTGATCGGCTTGAATCAGATGCAAACTATTTGTATGGATTCATTGATAATCAGCTTGTTGCGATGTTCTCGATTGGTACGTTTGATTGTGCCTATTTAAATGAAAAGGTGGAGGCGAAAGTGTGAGAGCATTAACCCATCTCAGTTTATTCTCCGGCATAGGTGGTCTTGATCTTGCTGCTGAAATGGCTGGTATACGCACTGTAGGCCAGTGTGAATGGGCTGACTATCAAACGAAGGTTCTTGAAAAGCATTGGCCTGATGTGCCGAGATGGAGAGATATCCGCACACTCACGAAAGAAAGCTTTTATGAAAAAACAGGATTACGAACAGTTGACATTATTTCAGGAGGATTCCCTTGTCAGCCGTTCAGCGTTTCCGGCTATAGAAGAGGGAAAGACGATGACCGTTACCTCTGGCCTGAAATGTTTAGAGTTATACAAGAACTTCAGCCCACTTGGGTGCTTGGTGAGAATGTGCCTGGAATCGTCAATTTGGCACTCGACACGGTGCTTGCTGACTTGGAAAGCATCGGTTACACCGGACAAGCGTTTGTTATTCCGGCTTGCGGTGTCGATGCACCGCACAAAAGAGAAAGAGTTGCTATTATGGCCTACTCCGTCAACAGGGGCGGCTCTTTGTGGAGGAACAGGGAACTTCAAAACATTGCAGAAGTTGGCAGAGAAGGGGCTGATAACCGAGGAAGAGAGGCGGCAGCTATCTCAAGGGAATGGTGGAAAGACGAATCCTCAGTTATTGGAATGGTTGATGGGATACGAACAGAAGTTTACAGAACTGATCCCAACTCCGATAGCAAGCTGTGCAAATGGGGCGGTGACGAGCAGGTATTGGGTTCCATCTTCACAGAATGTTCAAGTAGAGAGAGAGAGAGAGAGAGAGAGAGAGAGAAGCGGAAGGGATACCACGGAAGGCTGGACGAACTGCTGGAATGCACTCCGCTTGGGAAAATTGGCCTGATGAACCCAGAGTGGATAGAGTGGTTGATGGGATACCCAATAGGATGGACAGAATTAGATGTCTAGGCAATGCGGTTGTTCCGCAGCAATTCTATCCATTCTTCATGGCAATAGCTGACATAGAAAGAGAGAAGTGAAATGGTTGTTATTGATAAAGAATTTTGTTCGTGGTTGTTTAAGTATCACAGGGAAGAATTAGCTCTTATACTATTAGGGCACGTTGAGCTTGTTACGGATGAGATGCTTGACGAGTACGAAGAATACTGCAAGCAAAATGGTATAGAATACGATACAGAGGGAGAAGCAAATGGCAAGACATGATGGTAGAGTCGGATTCAAGGGGAGAAAGATAAAGAGTCCTATCCGTGCAATCAGAGCTTTCTGCAAGGAATGTGTAGAAACAAGCAATGACATTGAGAATTGCACCGGATGGACGTGTCCTTTGTTCCCGTTCCGGTTCGGAGTTAACCCTTATCACGGTGAAAAAGACAATACGCAAAATGAGGCATTTTCTGACGAAGAATGAAAGTTTTTGTTTTAGGCGTGAATTTATACTGCCGAAAGATAAAAATTGATTCTACGATGAAAATTAAAGACCCGTACCCCCTCATTTTTTGAAAAGAATTTAAAGTCGAAAGGGAAAATGTGTGGATTACGAAAGCATTGAAGAAGTTGAGCCTGTTTGCCCTATATGTGGTGAGCAGTGTGAAGTGGTTTTCTTTGATAGGAAAACAGAAGAGCCGGTAGGCTGTGACGTTTGCCTTGATTGGGAATACTCTTTGGAATGGAACGAAAAACAGTTCGTAGACAAAGAGGCGATCAAGGGAGACATGGAATACGATGCACGGAAAGAGAGAGGCTGGTAATGGCAAAAAATTATGTAGACTTAGATTATCTCATTAAATCTGTCAAGAATGAATTTGATATGACGGATCAGTATGCCGGCGTTGAATTTCTTGAGCTTGTATACGGTTTGCCTAAAGCTGACGTTGTGAGCAAATCAGAATATGATAACTGCCGGAATGAACTGTGCTACAAATGTGGTGAGTATAAGAACAGGCACCTAAATGCCTGTGACGGATGTAGGTACAAAGATTAAGAGAGGAGAGATATGGATTACATAAGCAAAGACTTAGCAATCGAATATATTACAGGAGCGTCTTTCCGAAAAGGATTAACTCTCCGAGATAGAGATGCAAAGTTCTTGGAATTAATTACACATTCGGTTATAGATACAATAGAGCATATTCCTGCTGCTGATGTTGTTCCTGTAGTGCATGGGGAGTGGGAAGTAATGTGGCAGAAAGAAGACCCTGATACCTCAATAGATTGCCGTTGCTCTGTGTGTAAAAAAGTGAGCAGAAGACCAGTTGGAGACTTTTGCAAATGGTGCGGTGCAAGAATGGATGGTGAGTGATGTCAGTTTTAATTAAAGGCATGAAGATGCCTGAAAATTGTGATTATTGTGGATTCATTAGTTCAACAGGATGTTGTAGAGCGACAGAAGAATATCATGATGAAGAACAAACTGTTGCTGGTTTGTATGGGGAAGACAAAAGACCCGATTGGTGTCCTCTCATCGAAGTTCCTCCGCATGGGGATTTGATTGACAGAGATGCAATCAACTATGAAGATGAGATTTGGAAAAAGAAATGTATATCACCACTATCTGTCTATAATGCGTGGGTAGTTGCAGGAGAGATGCCGACAATCATCGAAGCGGAGGATAATAAGTGATGGATGATTACATCAAACGCTCCGATGCTCTTGAATTAGCAAGAACATACTTCACACCTGTCTTGAGTGAAGAGGCTGTGCCTGTTAAGGCAATTAAGATCATTCCATCCGCACATGTGGTTGAAGTGAAGCATGGAAAATGGATTACTTTATCTCCTGATAAATCATCTTATTTTGTATGCTCAGTATGTGAAGAAATTTCTTGTTGTAGAGGGAACTATTGTCCTGATTGTGGTGCAAGAATGGATGGTGAAACATGAGCGATATTTACACATCAGATACAAGCTTAAACTATGCAGAATACTGTCCTAATAGATTGCCTTGTGGGTATTGCAGATTGATGAATGCTATATGCCCTTTAAGCTCTTCGACAACAATAACGTGGCAAAATCCACAAGTTACTTGTGAGGTGAAAACATGACTATTTTAAAAGGAGCTGTCACTCCGATAAGCGAAGAACTTCCTGTTGAAATTGAAGTGGCATATAGAATTGTTTCCGAGTTGCATAAAAAGAAATTGTTAAAGGTAAGAAAAGAAGTGTTATGTGAAAAGCCATTATATATTTGGGAGATAACAACCGAAGCGGAGGCTGAAACATGAGCGTTCTTATCCGTGGCATGGAGATGCCGAAGAACTGTATAGAATGTCCAATGCAATTTGGTGGGATGTGTTATGTGCAACCTGAGGAAATCAATGAACCAAGAGTCGCAAATACTCCGTTGGAAGTAAAAGGGAGAGCTTCATGGTGTCCTCTTGAAGAGGTAAAAGAAGCAGAGTTTAAAATGCACAAAGAGTATGTCGGTGGAGATTCAAAGATTCCGGTATATGGTTGGATGTGTACGGCCTGCGGTGGGATAGTAGGAATAAACATCAAAGAATATAACTACTGTCCGTGCTGCGGTGCAAAGATTAAAGGAGTAAAGACATGAACGGATATGACTTTATAGGAAACCTCGTTGAGAAATGGTGTGAGAAGACAGGTTGGTACTGCGATTTTCTTGTTACCTTTGCTTATAAGTACGATCATGAGACAGAGTACACAGAAGAAACTCAAATCCTGCGGTGGGAAGATTTTCACTTTGTATGGGATGATGACTGGTGGGAAGGACAGCAAAATGTTAAGCTCTGTGGCTTTGCGCCAGTTGATTCAATCAGACTTCACAACGCACATTATTTGTTAGATGAATAAGAATGGAGAGAGTATGAGGGTAATATTTATTCAGTTAATTGTTCCGATTCTCTGCTACTTTATCGGTGTGTTCGTAGGTAGGAGAATAAGCTATGATAGCAGACAAACAGATTCTGATACAGACTCTTGAAGACAGTCTGAAGAGTCAACTGCCTGGAACTAACATTGACATTGTAAGGAGTACAATGCTCAATGTTCTGACTGGGTTTGAGGTCAGCCAGAAAAAGGCAGAAGAACGGCAAAAAACAAATGACATACTTCAGATGTTCATGGATGCGAAAGAAATTGAAGGCAGATCAAGAAAGACAATTGCGAGATATGCCTATATCATGAACAGATTCTTCCAGACTGAACAAGTTGAAGCAACTGATGTGATGGTTTTCCATATCCGTGATTTCTTCATGCGTGAGAAGAGAAGGGGAATAGCAGACAGAACTATTGCCGGGTATCGTGATGTGTTCAGCAGCTTCTTTGGATGGCTGTTTAACGAGGGAATTATTCAGAAAAACCCATGCGTTAATGTCGGCTCAATCAAATGCAGAAAAGAAGTCAGAATACCATATTCAAGCACAGAGGTTGAAAGAATCAAAGAATCCTGCAAGACAGACAGAGATATAGCTATTGTAACATTTCTTCTGTCAACAGGATGCAGGATCAGTGAAGTATGTGCGCTGAACATTTCAGACATTGATTTTCACACAATGGAATGTACAGTTCTTGGCAAAGGGAACAAAGAACGTGTTGTATTCATTGATGACATTGCGGGAATGTATTTGAAGCGTTATCTGGACAGCAGAAAAGACTTCTCTGAAGCTTTGTTTATCGGCAAGGGTACTGACAGGATGCACCCAGGCGGTATCCGGAAGATGCTGAAAGGCATTGAAGATAAAAGTGGCGTTGAGAATGTTCATCCGCACAGATTCCGCAGAACGCTTGCAACTAACCTGATAAGCAGAGGAATGGCGATTCAGGATGTAGCTGCTGTATTAGGACATGACAAAGTTGATACAACAATGACTTATATTTATCTTGATAAAGGAGCAGTGAAGAGTGCCTATAAAAAATATTCTGCATGATTATATATCAGCGCATAGACTGTTAGAAGCACGATTCAAAGAGCCGGTGAAAGACGAATACCAGAAAGGCTGGAATGATGCACTGACAGCAGCAGTAGAGCAGGAAACCGACTTGATACAGCACGTAGATTACACGAAAGAGCAAATGGGATACGATAAGTAGTTGACTGTATTTTGTGTGTATGATATAAAGAGTCGAGGTGATTGAATGACAATCTATAAATACAAAGATTTCTATGAGTTGTTAAAGAACGCTAAAAAGCCAATAGCTTATGTGGCAATCAAAGAGCCGTATGATAGTTTGCAAGTGGCTCCAGTGGGTTGTTTTGGTTCATACAGTGTAATGCCTTGCATAGACAATCCTGCATATGTAGGAGAATCTTTTGCGTATGATTATTCACTCTATGATACAGCATTTGAAACGGATTTCGATGACGATGATTTATTTGCAGTATTGGATGATAGAGAAGTACAGCAAGCTATTGAAATATTAAAATCAACGATAGGATAAAGGGAGCGGTTATCCGCTCCCTTTTCTTTTATCCTGCCAGTATAGCTAACAGATCGTTTTTAGATTTTCCGTTTCCGAATAAGCTTGAACCATAAGTATAATACTTGTTGTTCTTTATGTAGTTTATCTCGGAACTATAAGAGTAATTCTTCCAATCGTTGTAGTAGTTGCTGACTTCAGATTTAATCTTGTTGTAAATCTTTGATCTCTCACTGTCAGTCAAGCCGCTCATCTGAGACAGAGCATAAGCTACCGTATCCGGTCTGAGTACACCGTTCTGATCCGCAATCTTTCCGGTATCTTTTGCTGTTTTGCAGTTCAATGCTTCATTGAAGAAGTTAGATACATCTTTCGTTGTAAAGCCGTATTTACTGAGGACAGTATATGCAGCAACTGCATTAGAGCCAAAGTCATAATTGCCGTCAGATTTCTTCAGGCCGGTAATGATCTTCTTTCTCTCAGATTCTGTGAGATTAGCTTTAGCAAGAGCCATAAGCTTTGCATTGCCGCTGGCAGTTCCGTTCTTATCAAGGTCTGCTTGCGTTCTTTCAAGTGCGCTCTTGTAGCTGTAATAGCCTTTGGATTTAACCCCAATATCAGCATACTTCTTGACAGCTCTGAAATCATCACTGCGTTCTGAAATAACTTTCCGGAGGTTCTTATCCAGAGAAGAGTAGTTGGCAACGTACTCATCAATGGTTTTATAATCATGAGTTTTTACTCCGTCTTTGAATCCGGTAGTAAACGCAATGTAATCCGGCAAGTTGCTTTCATTCAGAGCAGTTCTGTCATCAGAGGTTCCGGGCTTATCTACGCCCTTGAACAGCTTCTGATAATCGCTTGTATAACTGATACCCTTTTCCTTTGCGTATTCGGACTTTGCCAAATCTTTTGCAATGGAATAAGCTTCTTTGATTGCTTCAGCTTTCTGGCTATCCGTGAGGCCTTTATAATAATCACTTTCTATAAGGCCTTTTACATACTCTTCAGACTTGCTGCCTGCATACTCATGGTATGCTCTCTGCTCATCAGCGCTGAGATCATATTTCTTACTTCCGAATGTGATACTCTTCGGCCCATTTCTATCAGGATATAGCGCAACATCTCCGGACGTTTCATAGAGCCGTGAAACTTCATCCTGTACATCTGTCTCCTGGAACGTATTGATTGCACCGGGAAGAACAAAGCTATTCAATGCTCTCAATATCTCATTCGGTTCATTCAGCCTTGCATTGCCAAAGTTGTCTGTTTTAACCGGTAACTGATTTCTGAAACCCGGCAAGCTATTCAAGAGGGAATTAAACGCCGTTTCTGCTTTTGTATCGCCTTTGGTATCTCTGACGTAATCATCCGTTACTCTTGCAAGCTGAGATATAGGAGCTGGGATCATACCGCCGGCAGCATCTCCTAAGAGTTGCGCTCCAGCTTCTCCTGCCGTTTTCCAGATATTATCACTGTCGGCATATCTTATTGTGTTGACTGCATTTTGAATATTCTCCATAACAGGCATATCCATAGCAGCCATCAAAGCACCCTTCAGGTAATTGCTGATATAAGAATCAAGCGTATGATCTTCGTTCTCATCAGCAATCATAGAGCCAATACTCATGAAAGCGTTCAGCGGCTCAAGCCACGATACTTTCATAAGCTGATCCCCATCTCTCCAGTCAGCCTGTTCACCGTCTAATGCTCTCAGTGTTGCATCAAGGTTCCACTGTATACCGGACAAGCCTTGTGCTGCGTTCTCTGCTGCAACATCATAGTCTTTTTCATCGTCACTGTTCCGGAACAGCTTAGTCTTTGCAAGTGCAGTAAAGAGCATGATAACAGGAACTCCGGTAATACCTCTTGCAATATCCATTGCTGCCTGCATCTGCTGGCCTGTTACTTGCTTTCCGGCTTTTGTATCTCTGATAAGCTTTACTACTTCGCCAAAGCCTTTGACTATGTTTGCAGGAGAGTATTCAAGAGCCTTTACAGCAAGGTTAGCAGGAACACCAGGATAAGGATTGATTAGATCACCTAAACCAAATCCACCTTGTCTTCCTCTTGAGGTTAATTCACCGCCAACACCGGCATAGTTAAGCAAATCATGTAAGACTTTTGAAATATTGGCAGCGGCTCCTTGATTCTGGAACAGTCTGTAATCTGCAACTGCTTGTGCAAGTGCATTACGATCTGCCTCTGATAAATCTCCAAGCCCTTCTGCAAAAGATGTTTCTATCTGCCCTCTGAAAAGTTTATCTGATGTATTCAGAGAATAGGCAAGAAGCTGCTCCCATCTGGACATGAACTGCTCAAACTTGCCACCGGTCATTTTGTTGGTTCTGCTGCTTGTGGTTCCGTATTTTGAAGCATTGCCGGACATATCTACATCAGCAGCTATTTCCAGAATACTTCTGTTCATTGCATCAACAGCGGCATTTCTCGCATTTTTAGACAGCCAGCCTTTATCAAAACCAACTTCTTTATGGCCTGTTTTTGCAATCTTTGAAATGGCACTGTCAATAGCATAGCCGAAAGCATTTTGTGCGAATGTATCTATTGCTCCGAAAGAAGCATTTCCGAAGAAGTTACGGAAGAATGTGCCGAGTCTTAAAAGCTGTGCATTAACTTGCCATGTTTTAAGCTGCTGGCCTATATCAGCTTGATTCGTTGCGTCATTCGGAATTGCCATTATCTGCCGTAGAGCAAACTCTTTCAGATATTCAAAATCATTGACTTTGTTAAGTATCTTTTCAAAGTTCTTCGCTCCGAATGTGCCGGTATTTCTTTGCTGATTCAGGTCAAGGATAAGGCTGCGTAGACTTCCGAGATCATCTTCTTCAACACTATCAAATCTTTGTGCAGCATCATAAACTGCATCTTTGAGATCAGCTTTCTGTTCAGTTGTAAGATTGTTGTTAGCGTCAATATCAGAGCTTGCAACTATTGCAGCAGCAGCTCCTGTTCTCGCCCATTTAGCAGTAGCCTGTAATGCTCTTGCGTTTTCAGTCTTATGCTGCTGAAGAACCTTGCCCCACGCATCAACTGCTGTCCTATCCTTCGATTGTACAGCATCAATCATGAGATTACGGAATATAAGAGAGGCAGTATCGCCATCTTCGCCTGTCCACATTTCCTTGTTCATCAAGGACTGCATCTCACCAAGCATATCCGCATCTACACGTGCCATAGCATTTGTGAGGCTTTCTTTTTCAGACTTAGGCATATAATACAGAGCTTCTTGTGTTCCACCTACTTGCTCTGCCGTATTCCGCATGGAGTTGGTTGAAGTTTTTGATACTTTAGGAGTTTTCTTTCCAGGCTCTCCAACAGGGGGAACCCAAGAGCTATTTCTTGACTCTGTGTTCGGTGCAGCAGTTGTAGTTGATCCTGTTCCTGTTCCGGCTCCTGTATTTGTTTGAGTTGTTTCAGCGTTGGTTTGAGTTGTTTGAGTTGTTTCAGTTGTTGTCTTGCCGGTCAGTTCTTGCAGCAGGCTTTGTATCTCTGCATTGTGTTCAGCAATAGCATCATTCCTGCCATCTGATTCCGGCATATTTTGCAGCTCATTGATTGCCTCAAGATGTGAGTTGATCTCATCACCTATTTGCGCTGCTCTCTCTGGCGAAACAGCAGTCTTTTCTTCCGGAGCAGTTTCTTCTTCCGTTGTCTCTGCTTCGGCAGTTGTTTCTTCGGCCTGCTCTTCAGCTTTCGGAGCAGCAGGCTCTTCTGCTTTTTCTTCCGTATTTGTCTGTGATTCTTCAGTAGGAGCAGCTTCTTCTTGCTTGCCGTATTTTTCTTCTATCTCGGCAGTATCAGCATTATCAATCTCTTCGATAGTTGATGTAGGAGCTTCTTCTTCCTCAATGTCAAGAGCAGTCTGCCCGTCCTTTGTGATAGGATCATAATATCCTGTATTCTCAAAGTTGCGGTCTGCTTCTGCGGCAGCATCTTCTTCTGTCATTGTGCCGTCAAAATCAGACTCAAGGATATTATTTATTGCTCTTGCCCTTGCATCGTTCTCATACGGAGTGCCGCCCTCAAGACTTCCTTTTACTGCTGCATATTCCGTATCAGGATTAAGACGTGGAAGGGAAGAATCTCTCGGAATGTAGCCGTCCGTCAGCATCTCATCAAGAATCAATTCGATTCTCTTCGGATCAGCAAAGTTCTCTCTGCCCTTGTCATAGATAATACTCTCGCAAGCATCAATAGCCTCTTGAGTAGAATTGAACATAGAGAATACTTTGTTGAGAAGATAGTTCGTTACTCTTGCATTGTTGCCGCCGCCTGCTTTCTTTACAGTGTGGGATTCCTGGCTGTTTGCAAGGTCACGTCTGAGAAGTGCGGCAGCTTTCTTGAAGAATGGCTTGATTTCAGGTACATCCCATTGGAAAGCATTAACTTTCTTGCTTGCAACATTCTCCGGTGTCCTGTTATCAATATGCGTTTCAGGAGTTGGATTCGGAGCTGATTTTGCGCCTCTTGCCGCTTTAGCATCTCCGGTAGGAGTTGCAGCAACAGGCTGTGCAGCAGGCATCTCCGGAGCCGTAGTGCCGGCAGGAGTTTCTGTGGCAATCTCAGAAGCAGGATTAGAAGTTTCTTCCTGTGCCTGTTCTGGAGCAATACCTTCAGCAGCAGCTTCAGGATTCCTCACAAGAGGATTAGCTTCTGCGGCCTGCGTTTCAAGTTCTGTCTGAAGCCGTGCAATCTCTTGCAGATGTTCCTGAATTGCTTCATCTCTTCCGGTAGATTCCGGCATAGACTGGAGCCGTTCAATCGCTTCAGAATGAGCATTGATCTGCTCTGTTGTTGCCGCTGCAAGAGGATTAGCAGGAGCAGCTTCTTCATTCTGCGCAATCTGGTTGAGCAGAGCATTGTCCTGCGCTGTTTCAGCAACATTGTTTGCAGCCGCCTGCTGTGCTGCATTTTCAAGATTATTTCCTGTCTCAGCTACAACAGGAGTTGTGCCTACAGCTTCAGTTCTTCCGGCAGGAGTAGTGTTAGTGGGAGTTGCTGCAACAGGGGAAGTAGTGACATTCGTTCCGGCCTGTACATTTTCCTGTTTTATAATTTCAAGCAGAGTATTTCTTTCTTTGTTTGAGATTGTTTCTCCGCTGTTAGCTTTGTTTATAATCGGTGCTGCTTTTTGAGCTGCTTCAGGGCTGAACCCTTCTGCTTCAAGATTAGCCTGTATAGTATCAGTTTCTCTCAGATTTGCATTAGATTCAGCGTTGCCTTTTACATTAACGGAGGTCATTCCACCGCCCATTGCAAAGCCAACAATCATGCTATAGATAGTATCAGCAGCCCAATCTGCGTTTATGTTTTCCGGAAGTGAGCCGATTCCCTGATAGATCATTTTTACAAACGGGTCTAAACCACCGGAAATACCTTCTTCTGCTGCTTCACCCATGCCGGCAAACAAAGTACGGAGAGCTGTTCTTTCTGCTTCGTTGCCTGACTTCGTGATTTTTCTGATTACTTCCTCAACAATATCATCTGCGCTACCTTTGCCGTAAGCACCAGCAAGGCCGTCAAACATCAGCTCTGTTGCCATTTCAATGCCGCCCTTGACAGCACCGTATCCGAGCTGCTGCGCAAGTGTAGCACCTTCTGCTTCGGCTTCTTGTCCGGCAGAACCGAAAGTACGTAATCCCATTGCTGCAAGTGATGTGCCAGGAGCAACAAGATTCATAGCAGCATCGCCAGCCATCTGCAAGCCGTTTACCGCAACGTCAGTTGCAATGTTCCCAAGCCAGTTATCACCGGCAGCAGATTTTGCATACTCAGTATATTTACTTGATTCTTCCTGTAACTGATTAGCAAGTTCGGACGTTGCCTTTGTAGCCTGCTCCTGAACTCCCTCATCAATTACTTTGTTATAAGCGTCAAGCTTTGTCTTGTAAGAGTCAATAACATTTTGGTAAGACTGCAATTCAGAACCAGTTACACCGTCTTCCAGAGCTATCTGATAATCATATAACGCTCTTTCATACCCGTGTTGCAAATCAGCTATATCTTCTTCATACTGAGAAGTTCTTGCTTTCTGTCCTGCTTCGTAGAGAAGCCTCTGCGCTCCGGTAAGGGAAGAGGCAGTTCCTGTAGCAGCAGCTTTGCCTACGTTTTTGAACCAATCTCCGATTTTGCTTATAGCGTTTGGATCATAACTTGAGGTCATCAGCTCCGGACTATCAGCAGAATTTGACCACACATCTTCAGGAGTAAGATCATTGCCGGGAATCTTGAACGGCTTTTTCTCTTGCTTCGGCTGTGCCGGAGTCTTAACTTCATCCTCAAAGTCAGAATCGTCAAGCTCCATCTCCCACGGATTGCTATTCTGCTTTTCTTCCGGCTGTGTTGCAACGGGTTCAACATGAGTTGTTGTGCTTTTTCTGCCAGGTCTTTTCTTCTGTTCCGGCTGTTCTGTTTCAGGATTCCAAAGCTTATAGGTTGACGGCTCTTCTTCTAATGCTTGTTTAAAAGCATCGTTCTGACTGGTAATGCTTCTTCCGCTATTACCAGTAGACGCAGCCCCGGAAGACTGCGCCTTATGATCTGGGTATTTATTGTTGAGAGCATCAAGCAAAGAATTATTTTTCGCCATGCCATTTCACCTTGTTTGATAGATTTTAGAACTTTGTCTTCAGACTGTTCAATAGGCTTGCCCCAGCTTTTGCAGCGTTTTGAGCCCCAGACTTTACGGCATTAACAACAGTTGTCAAAATGTTCCCACCGCCGCTGCTACTGTTGTTGCTGCTGTTGCTTGAAGTGTTTTTAGAGCCTGAAGATGTGCTGTTCTTCAATGCTCCTGCTGCGCTTCTGCTGCTGCCTGACGGTGCAATCGTGGACTGTTTCTGTCCTGTTGCAAGCTGATACTGCTGTTCAACAAGTGACGGATTGTTGGCAACACTCTTGATTTGATCTAACGTATAGCCGTCATTAAGAGCATTAGCTACAGACGTATAGGTAGTGTCGACTTTGTTATTGCCTCCACCGCCGCCGCCACCGCCGCCGCCGTAGTAACCGCCACCGCCTCCACCGGACGATGAACCACCACCGCCGCCGCCAGTGGTATGAGGCCATTTTCCGGTCATGCTGAAATATTCTTCGGCAGAAATTTTGCCAAGTGTAAAGGCAAGGTCTGGATTCTGGAGCATCCATGTTCTTTCCATAGCAGAAGCAGTATCTGCACCGTAGACGTTTGCATACAGAGAGAAATCGCCATACTGAGCAAGGACTTTAGCCTCATCAATCATGCGGTCATACTGTTCACCGTATTCATTCAGCAAAGCAGCAGCTCTTGTTGCATCATTATCTGAAAGTGCTTTTGAAACATCTGCTTCATACTGCTCTTTCAGAGTCAGCATATTCCTGTTTGCTTCGTTCTGTGCTTCTCTCTCTGCTTTCTGCAAGCCTGCCTGATTCGTCTGATAGACGTTAGAGGCCGCTAACTGCATCTGTGATCCGGCACCGGTATTCAAGCCATTAGCTGCCGCCTGAATATTATTGTTCCGTCTCTGCCGCTCATATTCTGCTCCGACTTGGTTTCTGCTTTCCTGATACCTCGGCGAAATCTTCTCATATGCGGCCTTTGCATCAGACATGGTTCTGTTGTGAGCCGCTTCAAGCTGAGTTAATGCACTGTCTTTCTGTGAATCATAAAGCTTGTTGATTTGCTCCACACGGGAATTGTTATAAGCATCAAGTGCCTCATTCCCTGTAACAGCTGGAGTCGGTGTAGTTGTGGCAGTTGCTGTTTCTGTAGTTGCAGCAGGAGCAGTTTCAGTTGTTGTAGCCGGTGCAGGAGTAGCCGCCGTTTCAGTTGCGGCAGGAGCAGTTGTCTGCTGAGTCTGCTCTTCGTAAATTTTTTCAGTTTCAGTTGCCATATCTGCTCCTCCTTAATCAATGATTAGGATATTCACAACAACATCAGAGGCCGGTGCAGTTCTTGCTTTGAACACAAGCGTATTATGGCTCTGTGATACAACGTGAATACCGCAGTTGTTCCAGGCTGCAAAAGAAACATCATCCGCATCAATGCCTGCTGCCGGAATGATCGCATTGTCATCCTCAACACCGCTAACCGTCTGAGTCCATTCTGTATAGCCGGAACTTAAAGTTGTTGAAGTCTGCGTGATAACTGCTTTACCATTGATAGTGCCGAGCAATGCACGTATATCAGAATGAAGCTTTTCCGTTGTGACAGCACCATCTCTGATAACGTCTGTTTTGACAGCTTCTGAACCGTTAGTGTCACGCAGCTTTTCTGCCGTGATTGTTTTGTCTCTGATACTTGCCCCTGAGATTCCCTGTGTGCTTATACCTGAAGCGGCATCGTTAATAGCTGCTTCAAGTTCAGGAATAAGAATCCCGTTCAGATACTCTTTCAGAGTTGAACCGAACTGGTCAAATTTTGCTTTCAGTTCATCTGCTGACAAACCGTCATTGTCATTAGGCTGATCCGACAAATCTCTGATTATATAGTCATCGCCGCTGAATCGTGTTAATGCCATAGCAAAACTCCTTTACTTGACGTAGCCTGTCTCTCTGATTTTAGGATCGGCAGAGAGAATAATGGCTGACGTGTACAAGTCTTTGCTTCTAAAAATTATTTTGAGAAATGCGAACTTCTTCGCCTTGATTTTCAGCTTCTTCACTTGCGGTTTCCTGTTAGTGCTAAAGCTGAAATCTTCAAAATCCATGTGTTCAAAACTCGCTAATCTGGACTCAATCGTTTTCTCTGTGAACTCACTTTTGCGGTCGGTCTGGACAGTTACTGTTACTTTGGAATGAGCCTGAGGCTTCATGCTTATCCAGATTTCTGACATGAACTTTCTGACATAGTTCTTGCCAAAGTCCAAAGAACCGGACTCCCATACGCAATCAATCTCTGCTCCATCATCATTCAGATAGTTTTCAGATAGCTGACATATTCTTCCATCATCAGTGCCGAACAGAAGCATATCATCCGTATTGCACATGGAATGTATATTAAGGCCGGTATAGTAATACCAGGCATCGGCAGGATAGTTGTAAACAAGTGCTTCATTGCCATAGCAGATATAATATTCCTGACTCGGATTATCGTCATAGCAATAGCAGTCAGAAGCTTCAAAGCTTGCAAGCGTTGCATAAATCCGGTCAGAGATTCGGATTGCATTACGCTCATCAGAAGAAAGATTAGCAGAATACCGGCTGTTGCTTTTCCATTCATACAAGTCATTGCCATACAAAGCAAACGGGGAGTTAAGCACAAGCCGTACTTGTCCAAGTGCTGCATTGCCAATCTCACGGTTTACAGGAGTGACGTAAAATGCGTATTCCTGATCGCCTGTAGCCGTTGTAATAAGGCCATAGTGAATTGTATATACCGAATTGGTTTTGTAGCAGATAAGCTGAGAATAGTGGCGAATCATGCCTGTTATTGGCGTGTTCGTGTCGGCTATCGCCATTTCGTTTAAATCCGGGAAGTAATCTGCTCTCGGCTGCCCCCAGTAATCAATGCCGGAATAAACCGCTTTGTTAGTTCCGTTACCATAGAGGATAACCGCATTGTCCTGCGCTCCAAGAAATAGCTCTGCGTTTGTCATTCTGCAAACGTCCTGACGGTATGTGCTGACAGCTTGATAACCGATCTCTATTGTGTTGGTTCCGCTTGCCGGACAAATTGTTTCAGTAATTATAATCTCAGCCTCATCAGCAGGAGCAGAAGAGAATACTGCTTTATTATCAGTCAGAGTGACGGAAGTTTCATCGCCTCCTACAGTTGCTGTGATTGCTGTGATATTGGGATTAGTAAGTGTGAACTCAGTTGTTACACCGTCACCATCAAATGTTTCCGAACCGCCAAACGTAACTGTTCCTGCATACCTATCAAACGTGTATAGTTCAGGAGACATATAACTTCCGTCTGCATTGAACTTCACATAGTCAATAGATACAAGGTCTTGTTCAGGAAGATAGAAAACATTGTCTGTGCCGGTAGGGGAGAACCATACTCTGCGGTATCCGTTCAGCTTGTTCACTTCTTCCAGCAGAGAAGAAGAATCCCCTGTAGGTGTTCTGGACATTGCTATCAATGGCCTGTAACCAATAACTCTTCTAAAGTCTGCACCGTCATACTGGTAGTAGTCTACGCCGTTAAGGATATAAACAATATTTGAGTAGGGGAAGAAGCTGACTCTGTTTGTGGTATCAATTTCTCCGAGCATTTCAGGCTGCTCAAGCATACCATCTCTGTAATACAGCCACATGATATTGCCGGAGGCAGCAAGGCCGACTTTTGTTCCGTTCACATTGCCGTACCACAATCCCTGTACAGGAGCCATTGAGTAAGTATTTATGACAGTCTTTGAGCCAGGACGTTTCATCAAATTTCTGTCACGGGTTACTTTCCAGTTTTGGCATTTACTTGCTTCGCCAAGTTTCAGTTTTGTATCGCCGGCTGGGTTTTCATTCAAGCCTAAGAATTTCTCAAGCTTGTATACTGCTTCATTGTTGGAGGCTTTGATCGTAGCCATTTATTCACCCCCATCAAGGCCATTCAGCCATGTCATTGTATTCAAATGAGTTGTGATAATTGCCTTCATCGTCATAATAACCGCTACCGTACACGTCAACAATCGGCTCTGATTCAGCAGGCATACCCCTTGAAAGCATTGCTTTCCTCTCTTCGTATATCTGCCAGTGTAAAGAAGCCATTGACGGGTTCTCATCACTGAACAAGAGGCCAGCAAGTCCTTCCGGCAGTACACTCCGGCAGATGTAGTCATCAAGTCCTATCTCCTGATCAAACTCAGTCAGATAGGTTATAATCGGCCTTTTGCCTTTTTCAGTTATCTTGTATGTATCTGAAAACGGGTACAGTTCCGGTATAAGAGTATTAAGTATTTGCAGTGTTCTGAATCTATATTCATTGTTGTCGGCAATTTTATATTTGCCGTTTTCGTCCTGGTTATCTGTTAGAGCTATAGTCAGCTCTAAAACCATTTCAGGAGTCGTTGCCATAATCAGCCTCCGCTTTTTGTAAGTCAGTAAAGAAGCCGAGTTTCGTGAGATACTGGTTGAATGTCATCTTTGGAATGATGTATTCTGTTCCACCTTCTCTCTTCAGCTTGAGCATTGTTTTCTGAACAAACGAAAAATCTATGCCACCGTCATTGATAAGAGGCAGAACAGCCCTGTTGTAATAGTCTTGAATCTTTTTCCAGTTCTCTTCAGACTCAGCAGGAAGTGTAACTTTTGCCTCTTCAAACTGCCAGTAAATCCGGCACAGAGCATACACAGCCTGGTCTCTGATTAGCCCTTTGTTAATGTGTCTTGCCTGCAATTCTTCGCAAGCCCATGCCATGTTTTCAATAAAATCACGCCATCCATAACCGCATCTGTATCCATTGGAATCTCCACGGACAAGGGAACTATTGCAGTTCTCCCACATATAGATAACTTGCGGAATATAAGATGTATTGTCTGTGAGATTCTTGAAAACGCTGTGAAATCCTACGTCCTCATTTCCTCTTGTGAGATTGAATCGGAGCAGGAATCTATCAATGGTTCTGCGTTTGTACAACTTCGCATGGCACCATATCCAATTTTCCTTGTGCATGACAAATGTACCTTCGGCAGTTTCTTCTATGAAGTCTCCCATGACAAGATCATAGTCACCCTTCTTCATCTCTCTCAGGAGCATCTTGACAGCAACTGGAGAGGCCAGCGTATCGTCAGCATCAAGGAACATGAAGTAGTCTCCGTCTGTACTGTCTATCCCTGTCTGCCGTGCTTGTCCACAGCCTGCGTTTTCTTCCTTGTTGACGAGCTGCACCTCCATCAATGCGTTCCAGTATTCTGCAAACATTTCATAGCCATACTCAGAAGCATCATTTACAATCGTGACTGCAAACTCATCTCCAGGATCAAGCTTCTGCATAGCGCATGACGCTAATGCTCTGTTGATTGTTTCGTGGCAGTTATAGGCCGGAATAATAATATCTACTTTCATGTAAAAGCCTTTCTATAAGAATTAAGGGGGAGGGGAACATCCCCATCCCCCTTATCGGTTAAATGGTTTTAGCGGACTTCAAGCTCCTGCTCACGTCCATACTGGACGGTAGCATTTTCGGTGTAGGAAATCGCACGGATTGTGGTTACTGTTGCGCCGGTAGTGGCGTTAATGCTCACGTTGGCATTGGACTCAAGAGCCGTGCCGGAGGAACGAGGATCGGTGCCGTCAAGAGTATAGAAAATCTTGTCATAGCCGGTGCCGGAGATCGTTCCGGTGTTAGCTGTTGCATTGAAAGCAACCGTAACATTCGGAGCAACAATGCTTGCATTGGAAGTTACAACGCAAACTGCGTCAGCAACTGCATCCAGAACGAAAGCATCATACATCATACGGAACTCAACAAGGTTACCGGAGATTCCCGGAGGGTCTTGGTGGATGTTGTACTCAAAGAGTTTCTTCGGACGGAGGATAGCTTTCTTCTGAGTGATGAGCATATCAACATCAGCCGGCAGATACTTGTCAGGCACGGGCTTAATGTCAATACCGTCAATCTCACCAACTTTGCCCTTAACAAGCGCACCGTTTGCAAGCTTGTCAGTGTAGATGAACTGAGGAGCCTGCTTGAGCAGTTTGTACTTGGAGTTCTTGATAACGCAAGTACGTCCGGTTTCAGGAACTGCACGGTTATCAAGGCACTCAACGGCATCGTTGAAAGCTGCGATTGCAGTATTTGCGTTCATAGCATTGGCAAGAACAACCTTGCTGCCTGCGCCTGCAACCCACTTTTTGAAAGCATACTTATCAACCATAGGAATGACAACTTCATTCGTCTGGCGATTTGCGGACTGGTTCGCACCCTTGATGTTGAACTGCTCAAGCTGATTGCCCTTGTCAATCGTCCAGGTAGCGGACTTGTCCTGAGTCATTTCCAGCTCATACTGACGGTCAGTCAGTTCAGCAGGAGTGCCGTAACGGGAGCTGCCGGAACGAGTATAATCGTGCATCGGAGCAGTATCCACGTTGTAGATTTTGATTTTCTTTACACCTTCAAACTCATAGGCGTTGCCAGCCATAGACTCGGTGTAGGAATTGAAATGAAAGCGTTCATCAATTTTCTTGGAAACTTTATCTGCGAGATGGACAGTAGCCATAATTTACTCCTTTTCAGAGCAGGCCAATCTTAATCATCGTCAAAGCCAACGAGCATCGGATCAATCGTATGTTTGCCCTTGCCGATTGTCTTTCTTGATCCGGTTGACCTCTCTTTATTCTTTTGATTATTTTTGATGGTCTTGATCTCTCGCTCTTTCTGGCTAAGTCTCCATGCAAGGTAGGGTGCAGTGAGCTTTCCTGTCTGTTCAAATTCTGTCTGAACCTCTTTAGGCAGATCGTTCCACTTCGGCACAGCCTCTTCCGGGAACACTTTTTTGAATGTTTCTACAAAAGACCTTGCTTCAGTTTCTCTCTGATTGTCTACTTTTTCGGTGTTTTCAGAATTTTTCGGAGGAACTTTGCTCTTGTACGTTTCCTCTCTGTTAGCCTTAACCTTCTTGAGAGCGTCTTCCTTTGTCATCGTGCGGCCATTTTCGGCCTCATTTCTGACAAGAAGTGCAGCATCTGTATCATCCATCAGTTCTTCAATGCTGCCGAAGCTACCCTTAATCCTGTCAAGAAATTCCGCATACATTTCATACGTAGAATAATTTGCTTTCATCGCATCACGTTCCTGCCGGATACGGTCATAGTCAAGTCCTTTGTTGACATATGGAACCATCTCTTCAGGAGTCAATGTGATAGGCTCATCATCTAAATGTGTGAAAGTGTACGATTTAGGCTGACTGGTCTTGTCTGCCTTTTCACCGGACTTCTCTCCTGTTTTGGGGTTATTATCATCTTCCGTTTCTTCTTCAGCTTCTTCTTCAGTCTGGTCGGTACTTTCAGATTCGTCTTCAGTTTCAACGGCCTCCTCTGTTTCTTCTACTTCCTGGTTATCAGTCTCTTCGTCTTCCGGTATAGAATCGTCATCCCATCCTTCAAACAGGGCGTCCCCCATAGAATCAACATTGTCATCAGTAAGATCGGAAATCAGATCGTTGTTTTCGTTATCCATATATTTCCTTTCCGGGATTGGTCTATCCCTTTAAGTCCTATTTAATGAAATACCACAAATTTAACAAAATGTCAAGTAAATTTACTTTACAGCTGAATTAGCTTCTCTGTAAATTGTCTATCTTTGTCTTTATAACGGCAATATCAATCGCCATTCCACCTATTTTTTCTGCATACCCGTTATGCGTGTCTAACTTGTTTTCAATGTTTTCAAGCCGGCTGTTCAGTTCGGCTTCTTTTACTGCTTCTTCAATCGCACGTTTCTTGTTCTGCGCTCTTGTTGATATTAGCTGGACAATGATACTTGCAACTGCGCCTATCAAAGCAGCTATAACTACGTCATTCATTGGGTTCACCTACCTTCGCAGGATCAATGCCTTGCAATTCGTTGATTGCCTCCCAGACAGTTTCAAGTTCATGCCTGATAGCTTCTATGTCTGCCTTATACTGCTCTTCATCCATCTCTCTACCTCACTGGAAAATCATCTGCCATACGTCACCATCTGCTGTGCCGTCCATCTGCAAACCAATAGATTCTTTCAGTTCGTTCACTGCCATTTCAGTATGTGAACCAAAGTCACCATCCGGCAGGCCGCAATCAATCCCCATGTCCTGAAGCCCTGACTGCAACAGGAAAACATCTCTTCCCAAATCGCCTTTACTGAGGACTCTCACTGTAATTGTTGTGCTGTCTCCGGAGGGAGTAGGTTTCGGAGTATCACCATGAAACTCATCGTAATACTCTTTTGCTTTTGCATAACGTGCCTCTATGTTGTTAACAGCAGGCCGCTCATACTCTTTGCATACTCTTGACGTTGCCGTATACAGATCACAGTCTTCGCAAAGGTAATTAAACAGTGACTTGTAATCACGTCTTAGCTCTGAAATGCAGAAAGAACACTGTGCCATCTCATCAGCTATAGACAATCCCTGATTAACAGTCCGTTTCCATAACTCCTCTTTACGAGAAAAATAAGTCCACTGTATGAGTCCGTAGCCGTATGCGTCACGGCTAAACTGGTAGCAGCTGATCGTTCCTGTGTTTACAGCTTTGGTATATTCTGCATCTGACATGGAGCATCTGTCTTCTACGTTGTCACTTTTAAGAAGAGACTCACAGTACATATTCCCCATGATCGCACAGATACCGGCATCAGATAAACCGCCCTGTTTCAGATAATTAAATATCGTTTCTTTGCTCATCGTTTTTTACCTCATATCGCTCATCAATCAGCTCATTAACAAATACATCTAACTCATCTTCGGTTGTCATTTTTAATTACTCCAATCAGAATTAGCGTGAATATAGTTGCAAGCTCAACTACATGGAGAGCAAGTGATATAGTTACTTGAAGAATAGGAACCTCAATCATGCTGCGTTCCTCATCAGAATAATGCCGATATTGCCTCCTGTTGGACTATTGTTGCCTTGTCCACCGCCTGCTCCACCGGCTCCAGGATTCGCATAAACTCCGTCTGTTCTGCCTCTTGATCCTGAACTGTAGTTCGTGTCTCCACCGCAGCCGCCGTGACCGTATTCCGTATTGTCAAACGCTGTGCTGCCAAACGCATAAGCACCGGCAGCGCCATAGCCATAGGAACTGTAGCTGTACTGTGGATGTGTAGCAGAAGACCAGCCTGTGTCAATAGTTGCTGCACCACCGCCACCACTTGCACCGCCGCCAACGCCGGCACTGATTATAGAGCCGAATGAACTACCCGTACTATCAACAGTAATTGAATATGCAGTGTCAAGAGTAATAGATTCTCCGGTTTTTGTAACAATCTGACCGCCAGAACCGCCGCCGCCTGCATAGTCATTCGGAGAGATATAACGGTAATAACCACCGCCTGTACCCTTGCCAACAGCGAACAAATCAACATTGGTTTTGAGATATGTGAACTTAATAGTTCCGGATGTTTTGATCCATGCTTTCCACCCATCGCCACTCGGAGAAATCTTGATTTTACCTGAAATGTCAATCTCTGCTCCTTTGTAGGTATAGGTGTCATCGCCAACGGTAAACTCAATAATCGGAACATTCTCAAGTAATGAAATCGTTACTGTGCTGTCATATGAAGCAACATTAACAGTTCCTGTTGCAGTTGTTTCACTGTTATCAGCAGTTACGCTCCATTCGCCAAGCGCACCGGCAGGAACAGTTAACTCACATACACCATCTGAATCTGCTGTTCCGGTAATGTCACTCTGGCCTGTCTTTGTAGCCGTTACACTTGCTCCGGGATGAGTAGTTACTCTGATCATAGAGGCATAAGAAACTGCTGCTTCGTATGTTTCTCCGTAAGCTGTGACATTGACTGTATCGGTTTTCGTTGTTCCATCAAGAACAACAGTCACAAGCCATTCTCCGATCATGGTCACTTCAAGTGTGCAAGTTCCGGAGCCTGTTACTTCTGATCCCTGGCACGATGCTGTAACTGATGCACCGCTGGGGGCGGTGACGGATATATACGCCACGCCCCCCTGTGAAATATTAAAGATCATTTCTTTCTATCGGAGCCTCCGGCAGACCGGTGCTAATACTCGTCAGAATTGAGAGTATTCCGGCAAGGAGAGAAGAGCTGCCAACCATTACCCAGTTGACTTCCTGGATCACTGCTGTTGTGCCGATTGTAGCAATAGCAGTCTGGCAGACAGTACGCAAAGCTCTTATGCCTGCCGCTTTCCAAAACTCTTTTGTAAACATAGTTTAGCCTCCTTTTTCGTTGAAATACGTTTACATGAAAACTAATATTTCATGCAAGTATAGTTGTTTAAAAGTTTGCGTTTCTTGGGGATAAGATTTCGCTGTTGTTCTGTACTTAGTAACTTAAATTGTGCTTTAAGTTACGTTACGTTGATCAAATTCCCGATGAACGGCATAATTTTACTTGCGTTATATCTGCCAATATGCTTTGCGCCATTGGCATTCGGGTGCAGGCCGTCATACAGATATTCGCCGTTGCTGCCAACTGTTTCACCAACGCCGTTGATACCACACCGGAAGGTATCAATAAACATCTGCCCAGAATACCGGGTGGCGATTTCAAGCGATTCTCCCCACGCTTCGATTTGATCCATCCGTCTGCTTGCCTGTGCCGAATAGATCGGAGCGCACCACACAATAACTGCGTTCGGATACAGATTGTGAAGCGTTTCTGTACAGTAACGGTATGCTCCTGCTCCCGTTGTTCTGTCTACGTCGGCAAGTGGAACAAGATCGTTGCTCGCATCATAGTATGCAGCTTTGATCTGATCTGCAGTAATAAAGATTCCGTCATTAGTTCCGACTGCAATCATAATCAAATCAGGAGCAGTATAATTGTTGTTGATGATTTTCTGCACCTGATTCCCAAGTACATTGTTCGTCGGATTGCTGTCTGTTGGCGTTCCGTCATATGTTGTGCCTTCTTTATCAACCAACTGCGCGCCGTCTACCGCCACATTTGCAACAAGTGTTGCACCCGTCTTTTCGATGAAATACTTAACCCATCCCCGATCAGTTATGCCAAGCTTTGTGATGCTGTCCCCGAGCGTAATCAATTTGAAGCTCTGCTTGTCTTTTACCGCTTTATAGCATTCATAGAAATCATTTGAATAGTTTGAAACCTGAATCGCTGATGGGATCGCATTATTGCCATTTACGTAAACAAATGCCGCTCCAGATGGGACATCCACTTCGAGCCAATTCAATGCTTCGTGTCGATTTACAGTATCACGAGAAATAACTTTACCGTCAGAATCAGTAAATGCCCACAAGGCAAAATTGGAAGATTGGTCAAACCCATACCCTTTGACCCTGACTTTCGGGTTGCTATTTAAGGCAACTTTTTTGTAGTTCCCTGTTGCGTAGGTATATTCTGTAATCGTTGAATTAACTGCTCCGTAAACAAGTTTCCCTGTGTAATCTGTAGTTTCTGTTTCTTCGTCAAAAACAATAATACCGTAAACTTTTGACGCATTCAACGAATCTTCAACTGCATCAATTTTCCCATCAAGGTTATTATATAGACGTAATGCTTCGTCACCAAGCAAATATATTGTTGTTGTCTTTGTTGTGTCGTACAAATATAAGCCAAGGGATGTTATGTCATACGGTATTGTCAATTCTGTATAATCGTCGGATGGAGTCATGTTGTTTATAAGCACAACAATGCTATCATCACTCTTTTTTCTTCCCAACAGATTGCATTTATTTCCATAACAACGTACATGGATTTTTTCGTTTTCGGAATAATTGTGGATATATAATTGAGAATTTGAGCTAACACCTGCCAACGAAAAAGATGTAATGCAAGCATCTGCAGTATTCGTTGTCTTTTTTGAAACGCTTTCTATAGTATTTGTGACCTTGGAATTTATTGTTAATGTTGCATCATAGTCACTTGGGGAAATATCAGTATTCCTTCCGCTTTTTGCAAACACAACAATAATTGCATCTACACCGGACGGAATCGTTACCGTTGTTTCCGTTGTAATCCAAGAAGAGTCTGCAATCAGAGAGCCGTTCGCAAATTTGCCCCATAGCATTTCAGCCGCATTTTCACCCGGCACAAAATGGAAACTATATCCCGGGCAAACATGGATAAATCCCGCATTTCTAATCCGTTTGCTATTATTAATCCATTTCCCTGGAGCAGTTGAACTGTTGGAATATGAACCTTGAATAATGGCAGAAGAAGGAAGCGTATATTCCACTTCATCTATAACGATAAAAGCACTCTTTAAGTCACTAATTTCATCACCGGTTTTTTTGCTATCTGCGGCTTTGCCAGCAATGGAAAGAGTAGTGTCAGTCTCAAAAGTAGCTGCTGCTGTCTCTGCTGCCTCCTGTGCATCTTCGGCTTTTCCTTGCGCTGTTTCAGCAGCGGTTTGCGCTGCCTCTGCGAGTCCTTGTGCTGTCTCGGCTGCTGTCTGTGCGTTGCCTGCACTTGTTGCACTTCCAGAAGCTAATCCGGAATAATACTTCGCATTGTTGTGGTACTGAATTGTACTCGGACTAACGTCTGTTCCGTTCATCGTACCAACAGCCCATGCTTCTGCCAGGAATTTATTCACGCTGGAAGTTGTTGCACTGTTAGAGGCGTTAGTTGCATATGTGCTTGCATTGCTTGCTGCTGTAGAGGCTGTAGCTGCATCATCGTGCGCTCTTGCAGAAGAGGCCAGAGCTTCGTCTCTTGCGCCGGCTGCAATGCTTGCAGAATCGGCAGCACTATCAGCAGAAGCACCGGCAGAAGAAGCACTACCGGAGGCAATGCCTGCGTCACCGCTTGCAGACGTTGCAGCAGCTTCAGCGGCATCTTGTGCAGCTTCGGCTTTGCCCTGTGCAGTCTCTGCGGCAGTCTTTGCGTTTGAAGCAGAACTTGCATAACCCATAGCAGAACTCTTTGCAGAAGTTGCTGTGCTTGCGGATGAAGCAGCAGATTCAGCATAATACTTTGAGTTGTTGTGATATGCAGGATCGGTGCTTGGTACATCAGTTCCGTCAATCGTTCCGATTGCGTATGCTTCGCTTCGATCAGTCAGCTCATCAAGAGCATCAAGAGCTTCTTTGATTCCGTCATAGATTACGCCGTCAGTTTCGTCAAGAATGTCTTTATCCGTCTTGATCTGGAGGCGGCCTCTGTACTCATCAGAGTCAGAGAACACAATGCTGTCAATTCCGTTGCCCTTGAGGTTCTCAAACTTGAACGTAATAGTTCTGTCTTCAGCAGGAGGATCATCTT